CTCACTAAATTCAATTTGTTTAGGCAAGGCTGATAACAAGCCTTTAACCCCATCCAACAACGGCTTGTTGATTTCGCCTTCTGCAAACTCAACCGGCAGGTCCTGACTGGCTAAAAAGTCTAACGCGGCTACCGATACGGCTATTTGAGTCGGCAGTAACCGGCCCTGGTTTAATAAATTTTCTGCAAAGTTTGTATGCTCAGCATGCAAGGCGGCTGTGCGTTGTTCTTTTGCCGTTTTATTCGCGGCTAACTGGGCCGCTCTTAATGTGGCATTTTCTGTTTCAAGCGCAGCTAATCGCGCTCTTTCGGCTGTACTCATTGCAGCTCCTGCGAGTTCTTGATAATCGGTTTGAGTTAAACTGGAACTATCGATTGATGGATCGGTTTCATCCGGCTCTTCTTGAGCCATTTGCTCAAGTTGTGATACGGCATAACCGGGAATCGTGTTATCGGCATCGGCCAGACTGAATTTACTGATAAAAAACTCGCGTAAATTACGCCATAACGAGGCATTGATAATGTCGTCCATATCCGCAAAATTAATAACACCTATCTCGGCTTCATTAAATTCAACGGGCTTTAGGCCTTTGATCGCTGGGGGTTGAGCACCCAGAAAACCGACATGACGCAAATAATAAACACCCGGCACGGGATTGGCCGGTGAATCGGGTAGATAAAAACTGGCAGAGACTTTTTTAAAGCGGCCGGCATTCACCATTTCAGAAAAGGCGACATCGACCTGGTGTGGATCGGCCTGCAACCCTTCCGCGTAGGATAAGCCTTTCACCCAGCCATAAGCGGGTGCATCTGCCTTGGGATGACCGACGACAATCGGGGCCTCATGCAAGGCCGGATCATAGGCTTGTGCAGATGCTTTTAAATCGGCCTCGGTAAAATTCAGCGATAGCCCATTCATGGCCGTATGCTGCCCGGGGGTAAAAATATGGATCAGTTTTGACATTTCATACAAACTCCGACTGATTGATGACCGAATTACTTAAAATACGGGGCCATTATCAAGTTTGTAGAACGGGAAAAGATCAGGAAGGGTTTCGTAACGGGGTCTATTGTTTAACTAACAAAACCGCCCGTAAAAAAGAATATCCCATTTTCAGGTAAATTACACTGGGCTATTATCTTGCTAATAGCTCTAAAACTCAATTTAACGCACATTTAACGGGGGTCTTTTTAAAAACCGATACACAGACAAGCGATTATCAAAAATCGGCGCTTAAACAGCAGATTCTAAATAATTGCGCAAAATAGTTAAAATCTCGTTTTCATCCTGGCTAGAAATACCTAAAAAGGGCCTGGCAGGGATATCACCCCATAGATTGGGGAACTCTGCTTTCGTGCCGCCAAATTGTTGCATGGCCGCATATTCCATCGGACTCCCGATCATTACGCCATCATCACCCAAGAGCTGGTAATTGATTGTATCGCCCAGGATACCGTGATCGGTTAATGGCCGGTCTCCGTGCTTTCTGTCATCGATTAAAGTTGATAACACGGAATTAAGTGCCCAACGTTCACCGGCTGGGCTAGTCGTGCTCATGAACCGCTGCTTGGTTGACTCGGTTAAAACTGTGCCGATTTCTTTCATGGCCGGGCTTAAATGCGTACTGCTATTGATCATGCGCTGCAATGCATCCAGAATGGCGCTGTTATCGATAGTTAGCTCAATCATTGCAGGATTTTTCTAATCATATCCCAGTCACGTTTCATACTATTTCCCGGTTGTTATTTTGGATAATAAGTCTATACTAAAATGGTTAGTGAATGGTTATCAGGCTGACTTAGCCTTTGCCTTTGGCATTGATGAGCTAATCCAGGTAGCTATCTGGGCATTCACTAGCGTACTTTTTCTGCACCTTTTGGCGGCTTGCCTTTATCATTTTTAAACAGCGTTAAAAAATAATTCTTCTGGCCATCAACCGTCCTTTTTAAAACAGCCCGGTACGTTATACCCTCAGTCATCAAATAGATCAGACGTGTATCGCCCTGCTGATAGGCTTCGCCTGTTTCTAAAATAGTCTGTACCTTTAAATAATCCGTTAAGCCGATTTCAGGATGCGCTTTTAAATGGGCCGATAATGATTCTTGAGACAAGAGTACCGTGGCGGTATCCGAACCCAATAAGGCTTGATCAGCAGTAGGTAGTACTGCAATAGGAAATTCGCCCTTCAGCTTTCCAGAAAATAAATCTGCAAAAAGTGGGCTATTAACCAATTCTTTAACATTCGCTTTCGCCAGCGGCCACGGCAAGCCTTCATCTTTTTGCTGCTGAACAGCAACAATCCGCTCTACCTGACTCTTTCCCGGCGTATAACCCCAGCCATAATCAACGCCCTTGGGTAAGGTATGGATCTCACCGTTTTTATCAACTTTAGTATAGGTGCCATCATCGGGCGGTGGGTAGCCTTTATAATCGGCAGCCGTGACAGCAGTAATCCGGCACCGGCAACCAAAGCCATTCGGCGGGTAATGTTGTGACCAGAACGGATCATCATACGGTAATACCGTACCATTCCAGCTTTGATGTAAGGGCCTGGGATGCGCTACCGTGTCATTATGGATATATTTCCAGTAGGGTCTGGCTTTTAATAATTCAGGATCGGTTAGCTGGGCATAACGTCCTGCGGCATAACTGGCCCGAATATTAGTGTTATAAATCACCCTTGCCCGCCAGTCTCTTCCCGCTTTGGTATCACTGCCCGTCCAGCCTTCCCAGCCGTGCTTTTGGACAATGGCTTCAAACTCTTTCTTAAACCAGCCAATGGATTTACCGTCCGCTACCGCCTGATTAATCGCGGTATGAAAATCATTAAGCAGATCCGCCTTGGCCGCCCCTGCAACAATAAAGGCCCGGTCATGCGCCTCGTTTAAAATGTCATCCCAGCGCTGTGTCGGCAGATCGAGCTTTTGCTTTAAATAATCAAGCTGTTCCTGAAAGGTCTGATTAAACTTGCCATCGCCTCGGGCGTTAAATGCCAGTTGGGTTGGGGATAGATTTAGCGGCATTAGCCGTGCTCACTGACATCAAAACGACCCGATAGATCAGAACAGGCAAACGCCAGCGCCATTACCTTGGCTAAATCCTGACTGTCCAGCTCTCCGTAACTGGCTAACAGATCATCCCGTAAGCTTTCTAAACTGTCGGCCTTATCTACCTTGGTACGAATGGTATCAATCCAGCTTTTAAGTGCTGGAGCTGCATCTTTCGTTAAGGTATCCGTTTGTGAACTGACAGGCGACGGATCGACTTCGGGTAAATGCTCGGCAAACTGGGTGCTGGCTGTCTGATCAGTCGGCATAGCTGGGCTATCTGGATTAATAGCAGGCGGTACCGGTGGCTGTATTTCGATATAGTCGCCTTCATATTTATCCGTCACATATTGCAGGGTCGGTTTAAAGCCCATATCAAAGATCAGTTTATCTTTATCTGCACAGGCTTTTAAATCGACGGGTTGCTCGGTTTTGCGCCAAACCCGTGGCGGTGCTACGCTATCGCCATCGTTGTAAAATGTAAGCCACTTGGCCACCGTGCGATTAAAACTACCACAGACCAGATCAGCATCGGCTCTGATTAAATCTTCTCTAACGCCATCCGCACTGGATTGGCCGCCCAAGCGCCCAGGCGTTTCATCAGCGGCGGCACTGTGGCCTAAATAGACCTTACTGATCGCGGCATTCATCCGATCCACCAGTGCTGTATAATCGGCTGTTCCTGAGCGGGTCGCCTCCAGCAGCTCGACCTGCATTCCGTCAGGGATACGGATGGCAGTACTGGATTGAATCGCACTGAGCGCCTGTAACAGTTTAATCTTTTCCTGATCGGATGAGCCAACGGGGTATTTACCTACTGCCGTGGGTTGTCCAAACTTCTCTAAAAACAAGAGCCAGAACTTGATGCCGTTTTTCTTAAACCAGACCGGCCAGTACAGATAATGGCCCAAGCCCATCCCATAAGGCTCATCATCATGATCGGCTCCACAACTAAACGCCCAAAACTTGGCAGGTGGCAAGGCTTCTCCCCCCGCATACTGGCTTAGGGTTTTTAAACGCAACTCCCCCGTGGGTAAAAAGCCAAAGCGGCGACGGTTACGGACTTTAATATCCGCCAGGGTAATCTCTAACCCATCGGTTGCCCACATAAGCTCTGATACCGAATAGCCATACAGAATGGCTGAAAGCATCTTCTGGGTTTTATCGTCCCAGGATAAACGATCCAGGACCTGTTGTAACCGGTCTGCAGCCTTTTTGGCTTTGCGGCTGTTATCGCCCGGATCAACCCCCCATTCTTTGGCGATTAAAGCCAGTTCGCGTTGCTGCCGACAGGTTTTAACCTGATCATCACGGGCCAGCTCTTCATAAATCTGTGAGTTTCCCCCGCCCTGCTGACGTAAAACAGTATCTGTGGGCTGCATAATCAGCCCTTCGGGTAAATACCCCCGGACGATATCGCGGCCATGACCTGAGGTTGCTATCTCGTTTAAGTCTGGCTTTGTGCCCAGACTTTCGGCATATTGTGCTTCAGTTAAGATAATGCCACTGTCTCGCTGTATGTAGTTCATATTAATATCCGTGTGTATCTGTACCACTGGCTACCGCACCAAAGCCCTGATCGGTATAGCGGGTTGAATTTTCAAAAGCGGCATTGATGCTACGCTGGCCGGTGGCTTCAAACTCCATCGGCACAAAATCCTGTTTACTGGCAAAGTAGGCCAGTGCTTTAGAGATGGCACTATCCCCATGTCGCTGGTTTTCGCCCACTTCGGTTTTAGACTTGGGTAAACGAATCACGCCATTAATGACCTGTAAGGCCCGTAAGTCACTGAGTTGATCTGCATCGGCCGGAATGGTTAAGGTACCATCTTCAAAGGCAGCCTTGAGTTTAGGCATGTTTTCTAAATACCAGCTTTCTGAGAGCTTGATTTCTTCTATGCGGTTTGATCCATAGCGGTGCCGTGCCTGCTCTGCCAGATACATGCCGTTACCCCCTGCATCCAAGGCCCCGCCGATCATGTTAGGCAAACGATCCACGATAAAAAACAAGACCTGCTCTTGTTGTTTAAAAGGAATATTTCTCAGCTCTACACTAAAGGGTACCGTTCTATCCAGATTCTGTTCTATCGTCATAGGGTCTATGACGGTTAAATCCCCCAGACGGCCAAAGTCTTCACCAAACACATGCCGACACTTAGGGTCCAGTTTAAGCAGTTCGGGCAACAGGTTTTCGACACACCAATCCTGTATTTCAGCCGCGCGTAAATGTTCTGGCCACTCGTTAAAGGCATTGTCTTTTGACAGCCGAATAACAGGGTATTGCTTATCCATTCGCGATTCAATCAGGATTCGGCTTAATGCAGCACCCCCGGATTGACTCGGTACACAAAAATATTCTTCATCAGCCGCTTCTTTACTGGGGGCATTGGCAATGGTCTTGGCACGCCAGGCGGCTTCTGCATCTGCTGACCAGGGTTGACCGGTAACATAACAGATCCGTTTAAACACCCCATCAGCCAGGGCATCATCCAGAGTAATACGATGCACGCTATACGGTTTACGTCCGGCTCTGGCATCGGTAATATACTGATTATATTCATTCTCGACACCATTATGGGTACTGATAATCCGTACCCGTGCACCCCACATGGTCAACGCCATCGCGGCTTTTAACAGGCCATGCAGCGAATCATGAAAGGCCGCCTCATCTATCACTACATCTCCTTGCATCCCCCGCAAGTTGGAAGGACGCGACGACAGCGCGGTAATTTTAAAACCGGAATGTGGAAAGCGGATGGTATAAGCCAGAATGTCTTTGGCTCCGTCTTCATCCTTAAAGATCGATTCAGCGGCGGCACCGGCCAGCTGGTTAAAGGCTTTGGCAAACAGGGAACAGGCGGCGATATACTCCAGGGCCATTTCCTGCCGACTGCCGACATAATAGACATTACGGCCACCGCGTTTTTTAGGCTTGGCCGCAGTTATCACATTGCTGGCCGCTTCGGCCCAGGTTAAACCGGTACGTCGGGACTTTTCGGCAATCTTGACTTCGGACTCATCCTCAAACCAGCGAGCCTGATAACCGAGCAAGACCGGCTCATTGGCAGGGAAATAATCCCCGGTAACCAGTTCTTCAATCTCGGTGGCCATCGTTATTTACCCAATAGAATACGCTTGATAGAGGCTTCCAGTTCTTGACTGATCCCATCGTTTTTAAGTTCGGTTGCCAGCTCTTCTGCTGCTTCGGCTCTGGCTTCCTGCCGTATCCGTGCCGTGTTTTTTAATTGCCATTCTTTTTGCAGGGTGCTGGCACGGGTCATATCCAGTACGGACTTGGCGGCTTCTTTTAACAGCCCTACCCGTTCTGCAGGTTCGGCTTCGTCCAGATCCTGCAAACTGACCATCACATCAAACAGCTCGGACTGGACCAGCGATATTACCGCCGCTGAGCGTAAATCTGAATCATCGGGAGCAGCTTCGGCTATCATCCGAGCAGCTTCGGTGCTATTGCGCACAGCCTGTATGCGGCGCTTGAGTTTGGTGGCATGGCGATAGGCAGCACTCCGGGATATCTCAAAGCCATTATCAGATAGCCAGGTTACCAGGCCATCATAATCGGTAAAGTTTCTCCGTATCAGCTCGCGCTCAAAGGCAGCCCGTTGTTCGGGTGACCAGTCATCCAGCTTGGAGGGACTAGGCATCGAAGTATTTCTCTGGACGGGCAATACCGGGTTCTACATCCACGGTATATTCCACGACATCAACGCCATAACGGGCGATCTCCAGAAACCAGCGGCCATCGGGTTTTTTGGTGATGTCTACCAGTTTTCGACCGTGTAGATACTCGCTCTCACGCCGGACTTCATTCTGGGTGCTATCGGGAAACTCGGCCTGAATGACGCTTAAAATCAGCTTTTCATACGCGCCTATCGGTCTTGCAGTGTTTAGGGTTAGCAGGATTTGCCAGCGGATGGATTCACGACGGATCTTTTCTAAATTAGCCATTCTTGGTCCTTAAAAGTGCGTTTTCTATACGGATCGCTAAACCGTCTATTTTGGATTCAATCACGCTTTGATTACGGATATAGTCATCACGGCGGACATAGGTATTGGGTAAATCCACTTTCATCTGCATGATTTCGCGCTCGATATGCTGCCAGCTTTTGACCTCTTCAATTCTGGCCTGATCGAGTTGCTTAAACTGATTATCCAGATACTTTTGTTCGGTAGTGCGCTGTTCGTCAATCGTTTGAAACTTTTCGTTAAGGCGTTTTTCAAACTGCCCGATCAGGGTTTTAACAGCCCACAAGATAATGGATATCAGAATACCCAGCAACGACCCAGAGACGCCTAATAATTGCCAAATATCAACGTTTACCATAAAAAACCTGTTTAAAATATAGGGGGGTTGCGTTAGTCTCTGTTAATCCACAACCAGACGATTATGCCGATCAAAACACCGGTACCGATAAAAATACAGCTATAAGCGACGACTAATAGCGCCATAAAAAGCACTCATCATGGCTAACGATTCGCCTTTTGAGCGATTGCTAGCATGATGAGTCAGTTAAACGAGTCCGGCTTACGCTGGATTCGTTGTGTCTGTCACTTCTGGTTGAGCGACTTCTTCGGTCGCTGCTGGTTCTGCAACGGCTTCGGCTGGCGCTGGATCTGCTTCTGCTTCAGCGGGTGCTGCTTCTGCTACCGTTTCAGTTGGCACTGGCTCTGCTTCTGCTTCAGCGGGTGCTGGCTCTGCAACCGCTTCAGACGGTGCTGGAGCTGCTGGTATCACCGCATCCGGTAAGGCGATCGATAAATCAAAATGATTGGCTTCAAGTGAGGCGTCATAAATCTCAAAATCAAACGTTTGCGTTATCTCTCGCACCTCATCGCTTAAATCAACATCAGCCGTGACGGTTAATGTCGCCAGACCGGGACCAACGATTTTGATATTAAAGCGACCTTCACCCAAGGCTGTGACTTCTAATACACCTGGATCAGATGACACTACAGCAATGGCACCATCAATCAAGGATTTAACACCGGACGCAGACAAGGCAATCAGATTGATAATAAAAAACGGAATTAACGAACTTATTCTTTTTAACATGGAGGATCTCATCAAAAAAACATTAAACCCACCCGTACACCGCAATAATAATTTAGGTAGTGCCGGATGGGGCTGGGGCTTTTGCAGTCTTCGCCTGACTCGAAGGACACAAAATAGAGACAGCATCACTATGAATAAAACAGGGATGCCAAAAACTGACAACATTAAGCAGCCTCAAACAAGGCGCGTTCTGCAGCCCGACGGGTAATCAGGCCGGGCTGTATGACTTTTTTACCGTTAACCGTGCCGTATATCCATCGGTCAAACTCACTGGCTGCCCCGGAAAAATCACCGGCCTTTAGCTTTTTACGGAGTGTTGATGTGGCGTAATTAGCCTGGCCAATATTAAAAACCAGACGCACCACGGCATCAAACTGGTTTTGGGTTAATGTAACAGGGGTTAAGGCCGCTACGGCATCGGCAACAATCTGGGTGTCTTTTTTAAAGAGTTCTTCAGCTTGAGTCGTATTGATAAACAGACCTGAGAGTGCTTCTTTGGTTAACGTACCCCGCCGCTCACATTCAGTTTTGGTAAACTGCAAACGCTCAAGATTAAACTGTTTAAAATAGAGAAAATCAGCCGCTAAGATGACATGCCCCCAGCCTATCGTCAGTTTTTTAGACGGGCACAAATAAGCACGCAACTTGAGGACTTCAACCGCTTTTAACGATTGATTTCCAGCTTCAGAGAATGAGGGGATATAAAGTGTTTTCATGGTGCCAGTGTAAACACTGGCACCGATTAGAGGATTAGGCTACGCTTCGTAACGGGTGCTAACTTATAAAGCAAAAAGGTCCAGCTGCTTGTCGAAGCGGACGGTGTTGCAAATGGTATTAACCTGGCGTTCGGTCAGGCCGTGTTTGATGGCTATGGTCGATTGATACAAGCCTTGGGAAAAGTCTTTTAAGATGGACTGGTTACGCAAGGAACGCATGGCTTTAGCAGCTCTGGGAATTTGAATGACTTCATCACTGTAGACTTCACACAGCTTGGCAAAGGCTGGATAGCCCAATATATCGGCCAGTTTATGCGCTGGGTTAGCGCGTTTTGGGATGGATAAATGTACGCCCGGATAATGCAGCAAGAGCAGGATAGCGGTTTGCTCTCCGCAATGCTCGGCAATTTCTTTCATTCGGCCCGGGATTAAGGATTCAGGTAAATCAAATAATGGAAAAGATGACATAGACGCCCCTAATAAATCTTCGTAAGGCGTTATTATAAGAAGCGTATGGTTTTATAAACTAATCTTTTTATTTTGATGGGGGTTAGGCAATAAAAACCCCCACCAGAGCAAGGTTCAGATTTATAACAAAAAAAATAAAGTACTATTCGTTATCTACTAAATCTAAATTAGGCCACTCAATAGATACTAAATTTGCTTGTGAAATATTTCCCCTAGATGATTTAGCATTAATTTCCATTAAGGTCTTTTTAACACTAAAACCACTGTTTTTTAAAATAGCTAACTGTTCATCAGTTATTTTCGTTGGCGATGCATTAACCGTTAAAGTTTTATTATCACTTATCCTGGTCACATTAAATCGATACTCTTCCCCAAATTTTTTAGGGAATTTAACTTCATTAATAATGAATAGACCATCTATACGAATATCTTCACTTAAATGTCGTGGTGCCGAGGAAATTTGAGCAGCTCTATTGCCATTTATAATAGGTTTAGAATTTACTTTTAAACGGTCTCCTGGCTGTAATTTCTTCGCTAAATCTGATCGAAGTTCATCTATAGCATCCTGTGTTTTAACAATTTCTGAATTTTTTTGCATTGCTTCAGTGACTATTTCCAGGCGCGTAGTTTCTTCTTGAGATAATCTAACTGAAATATCTAACTGGTGTTCGGCTTCTTTTTTTTGTAGCCAATCCTTCCAAGCATAATCACTAGCAATAATGCCTGAAATACTCACTAACAAAATAACAGCTTGTGTCCCATTCATATTAGTATTTCTGATAATCTCATTTAAGGACCGTCCTAATTGGGTAATGAACTCGCTACTTCCAGCTTTAACCTGAACTATAAGCTCTAATTGCTTACGCTCATCATCTGTTAACCTTTTGGTACTTTCTTCATTATATTTAGATCGGCAATAAATACGATGAATTTCTTTTTGCAATTCCAGAATAGGCGGCATAATTCGTGTTGGAATGCTTGCATTAAAATCTTCCCCTTCAAGCGTTATTTTAAATGTCGGCCATCCTTCAAAAAGGATATTAGCTGTATCAGGTATTTCATTATTTAACGCTTGCCTTAAAGCTAAAAAAGCATCTTCTTCACTTCTAATATGTATAAACTCTATTACATCATCACTCATCTGATTATCCCTATGATCCGATTAAATTTAAAAGCATATATAGGCATTAAAATCGCCCAGCCCCGGACCATCATAGATTACTTGAAAGGTGGCGCGACTCATGTTGATAATTCCTATTTATATACTTTTAACCCATATTAACGACCCTAATATGGTTTGTCTATCCAATATATTCAGGATCATGAATATAGGATAATCATATAATTAACATACAATAAAAAACCCGCCGGAGCGGGTTATAACTTCTTATTTGTCAAATTGTTGGAGATGTATTTAAATCCTTTCCACAAAACCGACAGGTAACGGCTTTTACTTTGATTACTTCTGCACAATAAGGACATTTTTTACCCTGCCCTAATCTGACTTTTCTGTTATCAATTCGACTCTGAATGGGCCTGGCTATGAGCGCGAAAATAATACCTATAACAGGACTTAAGATAATTGATAACAGAAAGTAACCAAAACCAAAGCGGCCTTTATTTCTCGCTATGACCCCAGCGACTATACTAAAAAATAGCCAAAAAACAATATAACTAAAAATACTATAACTATCCATATTTCCCCCTGGCTTGTATATTAAAACTAGTCTAGTTTACGCTATTTATTTCAAATTTCACTGCTTGTAAGCAGGTATAAAGCAGGGGTTTAAAACTGTATCACGATCAGGGCAGTACTTGTCTACCGCAGCAAGATCCTTAACCTCTGTAGAATGAATATAAATAAAACCTCTCACATTTAAACACTCTTGTACTAATGATTGCTTTTCAATTTCAAGATGATCTTTTCGGATACTTTCCATCAGCTGATCATGTCGAATAGCATCAATCTGATTTATATTTAAATATAAATCATTAGTTGGAACATAAACTCTCGATGGATTTTCTCTTGTATTATCTAACGTATCTTTATGGACTTCATACTGACATTCTTTCTTGGCCTGAACTAAATCATCATCTGTAAGTGCCGGATTTTTTATGTTACTTGTTA